CTATTTATTTTGAACAATTCCCACTTTAGGAGATGAATTTATGTCAAGCTTACTTAAGGACGCCATTGTAGATGCAAAGGCGCTTCGCGAATCAGCACTAAAAAGTGCCGAAACTTCCATTATCGAAAAATATTCCGAGGAAGTAAAAGAAACTCTCGATCAGCTCTTAGAGCAAGACGAGTTGGGCGCAGAAACCCCAGCCAACAGCGAAGATGTTGCTAAAAATATTCCTTTAGCCGCAACAGATAACCTTTCCGAAGAAGAGGGTGACATTCCAGAAAATATGCCAACCGAAGGTGAAGAGATTCCAGTAACGATCGACCTCGACGCTCTCCAAGAAGCAGTAAAGGCTTTAGAGAGCGAGCTTGAAGAAAATGAAGAAATTGAGCTTTCCGAGGAAGACCTCGCCAGCATCCTGTCCGAAGAAGATGATGAGGATGACGATGATTCGTTCCCAGATCTCACAGGCGACGGTAAGGTTACTAAGGCTGATGTATTAAAAGGTCGCGGAGTAGAACTCAGTGAGGCTGATGCAGGCAACACTGCTGGTTCTCCAGAAGATCCAGGATCATTCGCCGGTGAAGAAGCTGATGAAGAGGAAGAGGATGACGCCGACCAAGGCGCCGCCGCCACAGCCGCTAGCGCAGCAGCAGCAAATGCTACTGATGCAGCCCAACGCGGAGCATTCGAGGAGAACATAGATATGGACTCACTTGTTGATGCAATTATGGAAAGACTTACAGTCGATATGGGCGCTGAATTAAGCGGCTGGGCTGGACGTTCGTCCGATAGCATGAAATTTGCTATGGAAAAAGAATTTGCACATCGTCGTAGTACAGATGTGGAAGAAGAGATGGAAACTTTAAAGAAGGCTCAGGAAGAAGTTGTTTTCGAAAATAAACAACTATCTGACCATCTTACCCAACATAAGCAAGTAATACAAGAGCTTAAGGAAAACTTACAAAATGTAAACCTTTCCAACGCTCGCTTGCTTTACACGAACCGAGTATTGAGAAATACCTCCCTGAATGAGCGGCAAAAAGAAAAGATTGCCGAAGCGATTTCGAACGCTGGTTCTGTAGCAGAAGCAAAGGTTATTTGCGAAACACTTCAAAACACAGTGGAGACCAAGCCCAAGAGGGCGAATAGGTCACAATCACTGAGTGAGGTTATCGGAAATAAACGATCTTCTGTTATTCGTGCAACCCGCAAGGAGAGCACAACCTCTGACCCTATGCAAGATAGGATGAAGAGACTAGCTGGTATCAAATAGATACAAATACAATTATACAGGAGGTATTTAAAAATGGCTGGAATAGTAGAAAGGTTAACCGAAGGTGTTGTTAACCGTGATATGCGCGCCGAAGGTCACGCTTTGTTAACAAAGTGGGAGCGCACAGGACTTCTCGAAGGACTGAATAGTGATCGCCAAAAGAGTTCAATGGCACGTTTGCTTGAGAACCAAGCTAAGGAACTTCTCCGTGAGAGTTCCTCGATGAGTGCTGGAGATGTTGAGGGCTTTGCTGCCGTCGCGTTCCCAATCGTTCGTCGTGTTTTCGCGGGACTGATCGCAAACGATCTCGTTAGCGTTCAACCAATGAGTCTCCCAAGTGGACTTATCTTCTTCTTAGATTTCGTGTTCTCACCGAATCTTGGAGCAAGTGGTACCATGCGTGATCGCATGGGCAACGAAGCTGATAAGTCGATTTATGGTACTGACCAAGTTGGTAGCCAGATTACTGGTGGTGTTTCTCTTGTTGGTGCAACCCTCAAGGAAGACCTTTCGGGTCCTCGTACCGTCGGTGCTCGTGGTTATGCTTATGCATCCCCAACTGGCTCGGGCGGTATTGAGACTGCTCAGTGGAATCTCGCTGACGCCTTCTCACTCACTGGTTCCACAGAGACCCAGAAGCGTAAGTGGCTCCAGTACGATCCAGATGTTCTGGCTCTTTCATCTTCAGGTGAAGCTATGACGGTTGCAGTCTTCGAGTGTGCTGGTAACGTAATTACTGGTTCAACATCTGGTCAGCCCGCTGACTTCCGCAACCTTGGTGCTTTCTCAGCATCGTTCAACGGTTCGGATGGTGGTACTGCTGCAACTGGTGTTGGTGCAAACTCACGCCTGTTGCGTCGACTGACTCAACAGACTGGTTCTGGTGATTCAGCTAATGTTTCATTCATTCTTATTGGTGAAGAAAACAATGCTGCGACCGGTATCAAGCTCTCGACTGTCGCCATTGGTGCCCTTGAGGCTGTGGTTCAGTTCCCAATCAAGGACAACTTGACTACTGGTGATGCCCTGGGCTCGGTTGTTGGTCAAACTCTTTGGGGTCTTGAAGGCAACGAAGATATCCCCGAGATTGACATCAAGGTGGATAGCATTGCTGTCACAGCTCAAACCAAGAAGCTTAAGGCTAAGTGGACTCCGGAGTTAGGTCAAGACCTTAACGCCTACCACAACCTTGATGCTGAGGTTGAATTGACAAGCATTCTCTCTGAGCAAGTTGCTCTTGAGATTGACCGCGAGATTCTCGCTGACCTTGTTAACGGTGCAACTGCTGCAACTCGTTACTGGTCACGTGCTCCAGGTCTCTTTGTTGATTCCACCGGTGCTGAAATCGGGGCTAACTCTGCTGCACCCGACTTCACTGGTACTGTGTCTGAGTGGTACGAGACTCTCATTGAGACAATCAATGATGTGTCTGCACAAATCCATCGCAAGACTCTGCGTGGTGGCGCGAACTTCATCGTCTGTGGACCTGAAATCGCTAACATCCTTGAGTTCACCGCTGGTTTCCGTGCAAGCGTTACCGCTGATTCCGATACCGGATCTGTTGGTGCTGTGAACGTTGGTTCGCTGAGCAAGAAGTTCGACGTCATTGTTGACCCGTACTTCCTCCGCAATGTGATCCTCGTTGGTCGTCGCGGTTCCTCTTTCCTTGAAAGCGGATACGTGTATGCTCCATACGTCCCACTGCAGACCACACCAACTATCTTTGGACCAGAAGACTTCGTGCCTCGCAAGGGCGTGATGACTCGTTATGCTAAGAAGATGGTTCGTCCAGATATGTACGGTATTGTTGTCGTACGTGGACTTCTCGGTGAGTCAGGCGCAACTAGCTAAACTCTAGTAGCCAAATAATAAGAAGCCCCCGTCGAATGACGGGGGCTTTCTTGTATCAGAACACTACTTATAGGCGAAGGGAGAAATCTCTTCGTTAATTGACCTAAATTAATATTCATATAAGGAGAAATATATTATGGGAAACAAGAGAGTAGGTTGGGCTAGAATTAAAAGCCTGATTAACGAAAACGCAAATCAACTGCAACCAAGAAGAACGCAGTATCAAACCATTAGTAGTGATACCACACTTACGATGGCTGATTCAGGAGGAGTGATTGGGTGCAACGGTGCAAGTGCTGTTGAAATTACACTGCCCAATCCAGACGATCAAGCAGGCGCAAGCTTCAGATTTCATCTGACTGACAACACAGCAAATGTTGACATTAATGTCGACGCCGGCACAACTGAGTTTGTGGGTAGCGTTAAAGGCTTATCGTCAGGAGACACTGCTACGTCTTCAGACACTTATGTAAGATTTGTTGCATCTACCGCAGTTGCAGGAGACTATATTGAGCTTATCAGCAACGGAGCTAACTGGTTTGTTAGTGGACATGCTATTGCAAACGGCGGCATCGTCTTCGGTGCATAACATAAATTAAAAAATATTTTATATTTTTACTTTCCCCCTTTTCCTTTTGGATTGGGGGGTTTTTTTTGAAAATGTCGATCCCCCCAAAAATACCGCCGGCAAATTTTTGAGATTTTTGTGTCCGAGACCACTATTTACTCATACCCAAAAACCAGGAGTTCCACATGGGAAAGAAAAGAAGATTAATGAGCGCCAGAGCGAAATTTGGCAATAAACACTCATCTCATCCAAGAATGAAAACTATAATGGCGATGCAGTCTGCAACAGATACCATTGAGCCAGTGATAGAAGTGAAAGAAGAACCAAAGGTTGTTGAAACACCAGTTTTGGCTGCTAAAACGACACCAGAGCCAACGGTAGCCGCTGTCCCAGAATTGAAAGAGGAGCCAGCACCGAAACCTCTACTAAATAAGGTTGAGTTTGAGCCAGTCCCAAAACTGGCACAACCTGTAAGATCCAAGCCGCCGGTAACCAAGGTTGAGGTCAAAAAGCCTCCAGTAGTCGCCGCTAAGGCAACTAAACAGACCACTTCGAAAGCAAAAAAGCCTACGACGGCGACCAAAAAAGCTTCTAAAAAGTAAAGACACATTGGACTACAATCCAAATGTTACTTTAAGGCGGACTAATGTCCGCCTCTTTACTATTTAGTTTGAGGAGCCTTTATAAATGCCAACAAATCTCAGCCCTATATCACAAACAAGTGCTATTGTCTTAACCTCGACCGGAAGCACAGACTTAGTCACCGATTCACTACCTTTTGGTGTCTATAATGATTCAACAGAATTCTTAAGCGGAGCTTCAGCACAAGTATCGTACACTTATAAGAAATTAGGTGGTGATGTGGTTGATATCGAGCTTACACCTTCTAATGTTTATGCATCCTATGAAGAGGCAGTCCTAGAATACTCGTATATCATTAACCTGCACCAAGGTAAGAATGTATTATCGACTGTATTAGGTTCTCAAACGGGAACCTTTGATCATAAGGGCGGAATAAGTGGTGGACCAGCCAGCGCCAGCTTGAAGTATCCTCGTTTTTCAATGGGATATGCCAACCGAGTCGCCGATGGGGCTGCCGCTGCTGGAGGCTTCGGTGGTACAGTACCACAGTATTCAGCATCTTTCAGTCCAAAAAAGAATCAACAAGATTACGATATTCAAGCAATTATTCAAGCAGCATCCGAATCTGGCGTTGATGACACAGGTAATCCTGTCCCATGGGAAGGCAAAATAGACAACAAGCGTGTTATAGTAACAAAAGTTTTTTATGTGTCTCCACGCGCAATGTGGCGCTTCTATGGGTATTATGGTGGAATAGGAGTAGTAGGCAATCTGTCCACTTATGGTCAATTTGCCGATGATTCCACATTTGAGGTCATCCCTACATGGCAAAACAAACTACAAGCGATGATGTATGAAGATTCTATTGTCACCAGAACCTCAAATTATTCATATGAGTTGATTGACAACAAACTTAGGTTGTTTCCAACACCCTCCTATTGGTCAGACGGACTCAGCGACAAGATATGGGTTAAATTCTATGTTGATCTTGAGCCATATGCTACCGGCTCGTATAATACTGGAGTTGAAGGTGTTAATAACCTTAATACTGTTCCTTTTGACAACATTCCATACGAAAACATCAATTCAATGGGTAAGCAGTGGATTAGAAAGTATTCTTTAGCACTGTGTAAAGAGATGCTTGGGCAAATTAGAGGCAAATTTACTACTGTGCCGATTCCCGGTGAGAGTGTTACGTTAAATTATGCTGAATTGCTGTCACAAGCTAAAGAAGAACAAACAGCACTCAAAGAGAAGTTGCGAGAGATGCTGAAGGAAGTAGAGTACTCGGCACTCGCCAAGTCCGATCAAGAGATTACGGACGCATCATCGAACATATTGAAGGTGACCCCGTTGGGGATCTTTGTAGGATAATTAAAAGATGGCAGACGAATGGAAAAGACCAGAATCACCGCCACCTCCACTCTTTCTAGGTAAAAAAGAGCGAGATCTTGTTAAACAAGTCAATGACGAGCTTATTGAAAAAGTTATTGGACAACAAATTCTGTATTACCCCATAGATATGGCTACTACAGAGTTCCACGACTTATACGGCGAAGCCATAGAGAAAACTTATCTCCCCCCAATTCGCGTTTACGCTTTGATAGAGTATACGGACTTTTCTACTGATTATATGCCCGGATTTGGTGTTGACAAGTCCTGGGAGATCCTCATCCACTTCCACAGAAGAAGATTAGAAGAAGATCAGAATATGTACGTCCGAGAGGGAGACTTTGTATTATATAATGATAATTACTATGAGATCATCAAGTTAGTTGAGTCCAGACTGCTGTTCGGGCAAGCTGATCAAGAGTTTGAAATCTCAGCAACCTGCAAAAGAGCCAGAACAGGATTATTCGATGCTACCTGATAACTTTGATTTCGCACTGATTCCATCGGGATCTACCACTTTCTCACTTCAAGAAGTTGGCATGTATTCCTCCACTATAGAGGACATAGACTATGTTATCTCATCTTGGCTGAAAGAGGATCTTGAATTAAGCTGCTTGACAAACGAAGGATTCACCACTGTTCCTGTTTTGTGGCAAGTACCGGAAAGAGCATATCAAATAAAGAACCGAAGGGAGTTGAGGGACAATAATGAAGCTCTCAAGCTTCCCCTTATTAGTGTTGAGCGGACAGGCATTGTAAAAGATCCCGAAAGAAAAGGTTCATTTCAAGCAAACTATTATTCTGTTGATAAAAACGGACGCGCCGGACGATTTGTTATAGCTAAGAAGATAGTTCCTGACAAGACACGTAACTTTGCAGTAGCCGCAGGGACCAGAACCAACGATGATGGAAAGCTTCAAAGATACTCTCCGAGAGTGAATCATAAAATTGTTATCCAAACGATTTCTATCCCTATTCCGGTCTATGTGAACGTTGAATACAAGATACACGTCAAAACAGAATACCAACAACAGATGAATACGTTGATAACTCCATTTATGACCAGAACAGGTCAAATTAATGCACTGACTCGTAAAAGAAACGGACACACTTACGAGATGTTCATCGATCAGAACTTTACACATAGCAATAACGTAGCCAATCTTGGTGAAGAAGTTAGAGAGTTTAACACCGAGATTAACATTAGAGTACTTGGATACCTTATAGGTGAAGGACCCAATGACGAGCGACCCATCGTTCGGGTTGATGAGAACACAGTAGAGTACCAATTCCCCAAAGAATCAGAAGTTCCAGCCGGAAATACCACGTGGTTTAGCGACGATAATTAACTTCAGGAAGTGAAAACGTGCTTTTATTGATATCCTGGTATCCTTTGGAAATCCATAATACTATTTAAAGTATGATTGAGACATCAATTAATACCATATAATAATGAGGGAAATAAAATATGTCAGTAAAAAGCTTTAAATTTGTATCTCCTGGAGTGTTCATCAACGAGATTGATAATTCTTTTGTTCCAAGATCAGCAGATGCAATCGGTCCAGTAGTTATCGGACGCTCACAAAGAGGTCCTGCGATGCAACCAGTGAAGGTTTCGTCCTATTCGGAATTTGTAACAATGTTCGGTGATACCGTTCCCGGCGGCGCCGGCGGAGATATCTCACGAGATGGCAACTTCCAATCCCCTATGTATGGTACATATGCTGCTAAAGCATTCTTGGTGTCCAATGTAGCTCCCCTTACATATATTCGTGTTCTGGGCAACGAGCTTAATTCTGGCGATAATACAGCCGGCTGGAAAACGACAGATCAACCAAATGTCACCGACACATCTAATGGCGGTGCTTACGGATTATTCCTGTTTGCAAGTAGTTCTGTTTTGGACGCGTCCACTGGTGCCGCCACGCCGAGATTAGGAACCGGTTCTCTAGCAGCTGTGTGGTACTTAAATGACGCCGTATCAATAGGTCTAAAGGGTGATACACACCCACAGATAGCCGCCGGAACCCATACTACTTGTTCTCTGGGTTCTGTCATCGTATCAGATTCAAACAACAACTTTACCACTTTGATTTCCGATCGAACAACAGGAATCGAAGAAGAAATTACATTCGGATTTAACGATAACTTAGAAACTTTCGTGAGAAAGCGTTTCAACACAAACCCTCAGTTGGTAAGTAGCCAAGGTTCGTTCTATGATTCCGGCTCTTATAAAGCATACTGGCTCGGAGAGTCCTATGAACAGGAAGTCAGAGATCTCAGTCTCGACGGCGCCACAGCAGGTTCTGCTTTTGGTGTTATACTTCCTATCGCAGATAGCTCCGCCCCAACCACGGTTGGACCAGCACTTAAGCAGGTTCCTAGCCGCGAAGCTTACACAGGCTGGTTTATTGGTCAAGATCTGGGCGGTGATGCTAGCACCTTTGATATTCAAACTGCTGCAAAATTGTTTAGGCTTGTCGGAAGAGGTCATGGTGGATGGCTCAACAGAAACGTCAAAGTTTCTATTGAACAGATCAGAGCTTCTGCTTCCACAACTACCGATTATGGAACTTTCTCAGTGGTCCTGCGTTCTTTGAGCGACACTGATGGAAACCAACAAGTATTAGAGAGGTTTGATAACCTTACACTTGATCCAACTAGTCCGAATTTCATCGGTCGCAGAATTGGTGATACTTACCAAAGCTGGGTCGAGAGCGAGAGAAGATTGAAAACATACGGAGACTACCCAAATAATTCTAAGTATGTCTACGTCGAACTCCAGTCTGATGTAGAAGATGGCGGTGCAAACCCACTTCTCCTTCCATTCGGCTACTGGGGACCACCCAAGTATAAGACAGTGAACGCAGTCACCTTATCATCACTCTCAGCCGGCGCAGTCTATTGGGCAAACGGCACCGCCCTTGCCAGCAGCAGTAACGCACCACTTACTCTAGGACTCAGTCACGGTACCGATGCCGGACCCGCCTCCGGTGCACTTGGTGGATTATCCTTCCCAGAAGTTAGACTTCGTCTTTCCTCATCGGATGGTGGAATGGCAGACCAAAGAAACGCTTGCTTCGGTTACCAGAACACAAGAACCAGTGGTTCAAGTCGCGCAGATGCGAGTGTTGGTGATTTCAACAAGATGCTGGATGGAAACATCGCTGAAGGAGCGACATACAGCATGGCTGGCTCAGGAATGTACATATCTTCGTACATCTTCTCAATGAACGACTTGAAAGTGGGCGCAAACAATGCTTACTTCTGGAAGTCTGGCTCTTATGTTGCTGGAACAGCTGCATCAATTGCCGATGGTGGAACTTATAAGACAGTCCTGGCAGCAGGATACGATAGATTTACTGCACCGTTGTATGGCGGGTTCGATGGGTTCGATATTAAGGTCCCAGATCCTCTCTACAATGCAGGTATGACATCTACAGCAACAGAGGCGAACAGTTCACCTTACTACACGCTCAAGAGGGCAATTGATACAGTTGCAGATCCTGAGTCAGTAAACATGAACCTTATTACGATGCCAGGAATCACAAATGATTCCCTCAACAACCACATGGTAAATGTTAGTGAGGGTCGCGGAGACACAATGTCTATTATTGATCTTCCGAATCTTTACTATCCACAACATGAGGTCTATAAATCTAGTAAGGCTGATAGACTTGGTGTTGGAGTTAACGCTTCAGTCACTGCTCTTAGAAATAGAAGAATCGACTCCTCTTATGGTGCCACCTTCTATCCATGGGTCCAGACTCGCGATGCTAACAGTGGTCGCGCCATTTGGGTTCCACCATCTGTTGCAATGATGGGTGTTCTGGCTAGCTCTCAAGCAGCTTCTCATCTCTGGTACGCTCCCGCTGGCTTCAACCGCGGCGGACTTTCCGATGGTGCAGCAGGAATCCCAGTTACAAACGTAACCGAGAGACTTACATCTAAGGAGAGAGATACTCTGTATGATGCTAACATCAACCCGATTGCTTCATTCCCATCTAGTGGAATTGTGGTCTTCGGTCAGAAGACTCTCCAAGAGCGCCAATCAGCGCTCGACAGAATCAATGTGAGAAGATTGGTCATCTACTTGAAGAAGCAGATCTCCATCCTTTCCACAGAGGTACTCTTCGAGCAGAACGTGCAGTCAACTTGGAATCGCTTCAAGTCACTTGTCGAACCATTCCTTGCAAACGTCAAGGTTCAGTTCGGTATCACCGACTATCGATTAATTCTCGATGAGACTACAACAACGCCTGACCTTATTGATCAGAACATCATGTATGCGAAGATTATGGTCAAGCCAGCACGTGCTATTGAGTACATCGCGATTGACTTCGTGATTGCCAACACGGGCGCATCATTCGACGACTAATCGAATAAATGAGGGGGATTTTCCCCCTTACCCACTAATTAAATTAGAACTTACAGGAGTACCTAACATATGCCATTCTGGTCAGAAAATTTTGGAGAGAACGCGGGCTTAAACGATCCAAAAAGAAATTTTAGATTTACTGTCGAATTTCAAGGAATTCAAGCTGCTCAAGGCGGCGCGAAACTTTGGTATGCTAAGACAGCTACAAAGCCTTCCTTTGCTATTAACGCAGCAGAGCACAAATACCTGAATCACACTTTCTACTACCCAGGAAATGTGACTTGGAATGACATTACAGTCACAATGGTCGACCCAGTTGATCCAGACATGTCTGCAACTCTGTCATCAATCATTGAGGGCTCCGGATATAAACCACCTACCAATGCAGAAGATCGCTCATCGATCTCTAAAGCTAAATCAGCATCTGCGCTTGGCACAGTTATCATTACTCAGCTTGATTCCGATGGAAATGCGCTAGAGACATGGACATTATGGAATTCTTTCTTAACAGAAGTGAAATATGGTGATAACCTTGAGTATGGAAATGATGATTTGACAGAACTTTCAGTTACTATCAAGTACGATTGGGCTAGATTAGAGACAGAAGGCAAATCTGCAGCTACCGCTGGTTCCCAACAGTCATTCTTCAACGCATAACATAAAAACATAGAGGTGTACATTGTCACGCAATAGAGATCGTATGGGTTCGAGCACCCCGCAAGCTAGCTCGCCCCCAGAACAAGCTCTACAAGAAAATCCGGGATTCGCTTTCGTAGTTCCGACCGAATTTGTAGAACTTCCATCGGGTGGAAGGTTTTATTCAGAAAACCACCCCCTTCATGGACAAAACACAATTGAAATCAAGCAAATGACTGCTAAAGAGGAAGATATCCTTACTTCGAGAACTCTTCTCAAGAATGGTGTCGCTATCGATAGAGTCATTCAGAGTTTGATTTTGGACAGAAGAGTAAATTCAGACAGTCTTTTGGTGGGAGATAGGAACGCTATCCTAATCGCCGCGAGAGTGTCTGGATATGGTAACGATTATAACACTACCGTTAATTGTCCAAACTGCGGAGCAAGTCAGGAGTATTCTTTTGATTTAAATAACGCAAATATCCACGTTGGAGAAAGTGATAATTCATTGGCGCTCAGTGCTAACGATGATGGTACGTTTACTACCACACTACCCAGAACCAAGGTTGAGGTTGCATTCAGGCTTTTAGACGGAACAGATGAAAAGAGCATGCTTGCTCAAGCTGAGAACGCTAGAAAGCGCAAAAAGCCAGAACAAGCAGTAACAAGCCAAATTAGAAGCATGGTGGTTGCAGTCAATGGCGATGAGACACCACAGGCGTTGAATTACTTGATTGAAAACATTCCCTCGCTGGACGCTCGTCATCTAAGACTGTGCTACAAGCAAGCAGCACCAAATGTTGATTTAACACAACACTTCTCTTGCAACGAGTGCGATCACGAACAGCAAATGGAGGTGCCGCTCACCGCGGACTTTTTTTGGCCTGACCGGTGAGTACATGGAGAATGTATATGAGCAGTTTTTCTT